GCAGGCCAACGGCCTGAACTCCGACGCCAGCAAAAGCGATCGCGAAAAGCTGAACCGGATGTTGGAAGAGATGTTCGAAGAAGCGGATCAGTGGCTGGTCACTGATATTTGACGGGAAAGAACGTTATTCGCAGGGGCGAACTCCCACTCAGCGGGAACCCTGCATAGCGGAACGGGCAGTGACTCTGCCCGAGCCTGGCGTCGATGATGCCGGCGCAGATACCTGAAACCGACTGCACCGGCATTATTTACCTGGCATCCATTCGAGTTTATGAAACCGCGTTGGTTTCCGATGGCGTGTCATCGTTTAACACCAGCGCCTCCGGCGGCAACACCTCCACCTCTTCACGCACCGGCATGGCGAGGCGCAGATCGATCCAGCGCCCCTCAGGGATATCCATCGCTTCGCCGGCCACGACCGTCGCGGTATCGATGTCAAAACGACGTTTGCTGATTTTCACCGTAATGACGCCGTCGTTATCGGTGGCGGTTTCCACAAAGCACAGGCGGTTGCCGTTCACGTCCTGCGGCACTTCGATAGTCCAGCCCTCCTTTGCCAACCCCAGCGACCCATTCAGCTGATAAAGGCCGGTAGCGATTCGTTCCGCGCTCACCCCGGCCGCTTCGCCATTAACGGCGACATAGCCGGCCAAAGCAAAGCCACCGTCCAGATAGTCCGCTTGCATATGCTGCGGCGCCGCGGACAATCTGGCGATCGGCGAGGCTTTCTTGATAAAGCCGTTGGCGTCAACGGTGGTGTTGGCTTCCGACCACATCCAAACCCAGGGGGTAAACGTAGCGCCATTCCAGCTGCGCACGGCAATTTTCCCCGATTGCGCCGCACTTACACCATAGCCGTAACAGGTTTGCACCGTACGGTAACTGTCGTCGGTTCCCGCCTGCGTCACCGCCCACGATCGCGTATCGAGAAAGTGAGTGCCGACATCTTTGAAGGGATTGCCAATGGGATCTGTGCTCACATAACCCCGTCGGCTCTGCATTTGCGCATTGAAGTTGCCTTTGTTTGCGGCGGTAGCACCTTTACTCAAGCCCCAATCTTTCAGGTTTGCAATATCCGCGACGGTGGGTTGATCGGACGAGCTAAATAACCGCGACCAGGTGATAGCCGAAGGCAATGCGGTAGATGAACTCCCCACCCAAGCCTGCCGCGAAACCGATGTGGCAAAATACGCGCAAGATGGCCCGCCATCCACCGGCAGCGTTAATATGCCCCCGGACACGTTGCCCGGCCGATTGGCCGTCGCTACCGTGTAGCGCTGAATGGAGGATTTATTATCCTTCGCAAATGCATCCTCGGTATGAATTGGTCCGGTACCAAAACCACCGATAGCAGATTGGGCGACAGTAGCATAATCGGGTAACGCCTGGGATTGCGAAAACGAAACGCCCGTGCGCATATCAATTTTCATCACCCCGCTCGGTTCCACCGATTGCTTTACCGCCTTATGCTCCCAGCGCAAGCCGGCCGCGTTCGCGTAGGTGATTTGCTCAACCGTATACCAGCAGTTGATGGTGAAGGTATTCACTTTCACATAGATATCATAATTATCGCGACTGGATTCAATAACCTGAATATCCAAGATCGCCGTTCCGGTATCGTTAAGAAAGGTGCCGCCGATACGATTGGCCTTATTGGTCGTATCGCTGGCGCCAAGATTACCCGTTCTCAGCATCAGGCGTGACAGGCCGGCGTTATAAACAAATCCGTTATAGCCGTTCGAACCGTAGAAATTGAGCGCGATCCCGACACCATTTTGCCCTGCATTTTTAAACTGCCCCAACAGGAACCAAGTGGCGATATTGGTGTTGTTTTCCGGGAACTTGAACCGCACATTATCAAAGGCGGTCACCACCTGAGCGGCGCTCTTCGCCGCATTTTGCTCGCTGGTTTTCGCCGCCGCAGCGGAAGAAGATGCCTTGCCTGCGGAAGCGGCCGCCTCTGCACGCAAACGATCGACGGTTTGCACAATCTCCGGCGTGATATCGCTTTCCCCTGGCCGGCTCAGGAAATCATTGAGCGTGCCGGGCAAGGAATCGCTATACACCTCGATAGCCCCCACCCGTTCCGGCTGTGCGCCATAGACAGAGATGATGACCTCGTAAGCGCCCGGCTCCACGGATAGAGCGTATTTACCGCTGTCATCCGTCACCGATTGTGATTTAGCCAGGCTCAATACCGTTGACGAGGTTCTGACTGCACGCAGGGTAATGGTTACGCCGGAACGAGGATCGCCATAAGGCCCTTTTAATACGCCGCTGATTAAAGTCATTGCACTTTCTCCATGAGTTCTTTGATTAATTCATCCTGGCGATCGATTCTATCCAGAGCCTGATTCAATGCGGCCAGGGCCACATATCCCAACGTTGAATAATCGACGGATTTTACTCGAGTAACGGTTTCGCCATTTTGCAACTCTAAAGAACCACCTTCAGCAACAACCTGAGGAAGCTTCTTTTCAATTTCTTGTGCGATACCACCGATAAAGGGCTTGCCATCGCGCTTGCCGGTATAGAGTTTTAGACCACGAATGAGTGTTATGGGATCTTCAATTTCTTTTACTTCAGTTTTAATTCTAAGATCTGAGCCGGTCACCCAATTTCCAGTTAAGTTATTAAAGTCTCCGTTATTCTGTAGACGAACCTCATGCCAAACATTGGCATAATCCTTAAATGAAATCGCACCATAATCAGTTACACCAATTTCACGGCGACAAAACATTTGCATAGCTGTGACAACACCACCTACAGTTGTCATAACCGATAGTAATGTCGGGCCATCTACAGTTCCGGTAGATCTAGTAAACGTCTTTTCAGCACGGACATTAGACGACCCCGTATCACCAGAGTTCAAATGAATCCCATTTCGCCCCATCATGGTATCATCAAATGTCGTTGACTTACGGAAGCGTGAATATCCCCCCACGTCAAGGTTTGCCGTTTGCCCTGTCACCAAAGAACCCTGTAAAGACAGTGAACCTTTAATTTCCTGGGCAGCGCTAATCGTCTTGTCTAATTTATTATTGAGTGAATCTGCAATATTATTCCAGGCTGGACCGGTATAGGTGCTGCCATCAGGGAGCGTTACCGTAATATTTCCGCTGCCGCTGAAGACCTGCTGCCAATTCTCTTTATCGGAATTCAACCCACGCAGGGCTTTCGCCGTCTCGGCAGCCAGCTGGGCAGTGATGGCGTTCATTGCATCGCGCGGTACGGCATTCCAGGCAACACCGACCTGAGTCGAGCCGTCATAGGCTTTAACCAGCGTTGCCTGCGTAGCATTATCAACGGTTTTAACCGGCAGCGTATAGGTTACGCCGCCGACCACGCTCACGATGAAATCACCGGCTTTCAGCTCGGTATTAAAGGCCGTTCCGGTACCTTTTACTATTGTGGAATTATTTGTTAGGGTGAGAGTGCCTGCTGGCATAAATATCCTCCTGAATTAGCCTGATAAAAACCTCGTTACGGAGATGATGGTTACTCCAGCCCAAAGGCTGTATATTGCGGAGTGGCAAAGATGTTCACAATAAAAGTCGTTGAGTGCGATTGTCCTTGGTCAAGCTCTCCTGCGGCAAGCTGCCAAAAGGCAGTCGAAGACTTTCCAATTAATGTATCGATATAAACGATGGATACTGAAGGTTGCCCACTACCAGAACTGGAACTAACGGAAACCTCTGGCATATAGCCTCCGCCGGTTGTGTTTTGCCTAACCCCGCCATAACCGTGAGGATAGCCTCGTCCACTTCTTTTAATTTGAATCTGTCCAAAGACACGAACGGGAATAACATTATTACCGCCAAAGCGTAATAACCGACTCGCATTAGTATGATAACCCGTCCAGCTTAACATCGAGCCATCCATGATCGCGCCTTCGATATTCGCGGCGGAAAGTTTTCCCTCAATGGAGCAATTCTCAAGGATCCGGCAATTGCCAATCACGCCATTTTTAAACTCACCAGTGTCGGCATATATCGCTCCACGGGCGCTAATGTTATTGAATTGTGCCCCGCCATCTTTATTTATCGCCCAGCCACGCTGCCCACTTACCCAATTAGAAGACTGGATATGCTGTGCGATCTTTGCGCTATCGATAGTACCATTGCGAATAAACGCGTCGCTAATAAACACCTGCCCATCCACCACGGCAAACGGTGAATACTGATTGCTGTTGTTGCCGCTCATCAGCACGAACTGGTTGGCGTTAAAGCCCACGCGGGTGGTAACCGGCCTGCCGTTTTCCGCCAATACCGCGATCGACATGCCGGCGTTGTAGAAGGTGCCGTTCACCCGCACGCCCGCTTTCAACGTATGGATGGCCGTGGCGCCGTCGGCGTCTACCGTCGCCGTCAGTTTGTCTTCCAGCACCGCCGCCACGTCGTCAATCTGCGCCTGCACCTGGGTTTTCATCTCGGCCAGCCCGCGATCGACCTCCGCGATGGAGGTTTTCACCACCATGATATCGGCGCGCACCGTACCGTACTGCGCCCATTGGTGATCCACCGTCGCGTTGTTGGCCAGCGCATTCTGCAAGATAGCGTCGATGTTGGTGTCGATATCGCCCACCAGCCGCTCGCCGTCTTTCGCGGTCAGGAGATCGTCGCCGATGTTCTCGAGATAATCGCCGGCGTCCGCGTTCGCCTGCCCAGCGGTCCAGCCTGTCCAGTCGCCCTGATTGCCGGTGCGGTCTTGCAACCGCGCGCAGAACCAGAACTCCTGCCCCGCCTTCAACCCTGTCATGGCGTGGGTGTGCAGCGGGTACGGGATATCGGCCAGCAGCATCGCGTTATTTCCGGCCGCGTTGTCCGCATACTGAATTTCGGTCTTGAGCGTATCTTCAGCGCCGCCAGGGAACGCCCAGTCGAGCTGGATGCCCCACAGCAAAGGCGATGCCTTGAAGCCAACCGGCATCGGCGGTTTACCCTCTTTGCCCTTGAGGTAGGTTTCCATCGACGTCGCCCAAATAGACGATACGTCACTGGCGTTGATGGCTCGCACCCGCACCCGATAACGACCGGCGTAAATCCCCGGCACCTCGAAGCCGAGCGCCGAGGTGCGCGGCACCGACACCCAGTTGCCGTTATCTTTGCGCCATTCCGCCTCATAGGCGATGGCATTTTCAACCGCGCCCCAGGCGGCGCGCAGGGTGGTAATGGCGATACCCTGGCTCACCGAGGAGTAGCTGTCGATGGTGATGTTCTTCGGCGGCGCCTGCACGCCGGGCGGAATGATGGAGATCGGACGATCGTCGATACGCGCGCCGGTATCGATGCGGGCGTACTTGTTCGGATCGTGTTCCGCCGCGTTGACGGTATAGGTGTTGTCGCCGTTGTCGGCGATACCCACCACGCGGTAAAGCTGCACCGCCAGGTCGTCCGCGTCGATGGACCAGGCCGCTTCCGGCGCCGGCGTCTCGCTGTAGGCCGTGGTGACGGTCACTACGCGTTCATTCACCGCCTGCACGGTGCGCGCCTGCGCCCGGCCGGAAGGCAGGTTGACGATCAGGCGATCGCCGGCTTTGGCGCCCGGCGTCCTGTCCAGCATCAGTTTACGGCCGTCCACGCCGCTGAGGCGCCCGCCAATCACCCGCCCGGCCAGCATCTGGTCTGCCACGCCGACGATATGCCCCGGCATGGGGATCATGCCGTCCAGCCCCACGGAAAAGCTGACCGTACGATCCTTGCTGTTAGTCAACAGCGCCCAGCGGCCGCGGCGGTTCGCTTCGCTCGGCGTGGTGCAGCCGATAGCCGTCAGCTCGGTCTGGTTCACGTCGTAGCGGCGCACCAGATCGCTGTCGAATACCGCCTCTATCGCATCGGCGTAATGGTTGCCCGGATCGGACCAGCTGACCATCGCGGTGCTGTAGCGGGTGCGTTCGCTGGCGGACGAGTAGGTAAACTTGCCGTCGATCACGTTGGCGCGGGTGTAGGTGAAGTCCATATCGCGCGGCATGTCCGCCAGGGCGACCATTTGGTTTTGCCCCCAATAGGTCATGCCGCGGAAGATGCCGGCCAAATCGCTCAGTACCGTCCAGGCCTCTTCCCGCGACTGCAGATAAACGTTGCAGGTAAAGCGCGGCTCCATGCCCTCGCCGCCGCGCCCGTCCGGCACCGGCTGATCGCAATACTGCGCGATGCGGTACAGTTCGGACTCGGAGACCTGGGAGGCGTCGATGCGATCGCCCAGGCCAAAGCGCTCGGCCAAAATAATGTCGTAAAACACCCACGCCGGGTTATCGCTGTAGGCCCACTTAAAGCCGCCGCTCCAGATGCCGGTATAGCTGCGCGTTTGCGGATCGTAATTGTCCGGCACGCGGATCAGGCGGCCGCGCGGTTTGCAGCTGATCTTCGGGATGTTGGGGAACTGCTTTGAATCAAACTCCACGTAAAGCAGCGCAGTGTTCGGATAGCGCAGCTTGGCGTCGATGATTTCGGTCAGCGCCTCGATGTTCATCCGGTCGGCGATCCGGGCGCTGTTGGCGTTAGGCGTCAACCGGCGCACGCGCAGCTGCCATCCCGTGGTGGCCTTCGGCAAATTGATGCGGTGCGAGCGTTCATACAGCGAGGTGGTTTTATCGTCGATCGCCGCCGTTAACACCTCCTGATAGCTGCCGCCGTCGGTCGCCACGTCGATGGCGTACTCGATGCGATAGCCGTTGACGTCGCCGTTGTCCGCCTGCTTTTGCAGCATGGGCCAACCCAGGCGCAGGCGGACGGCGGAAAGCTGCAGGTTAGAGACGGAGCGCACCCACGGCGCGCCGCTTTTCAGTTCGCTGCCGACCGAGATCTCATTTTCAACGGCGGGAATGCCCTGGATATATTCCTGCGCCTGCGAGCCAGGGCGGAACTCCCAGCGGAAACCGGGAAAGTTTTCCGTGCCGTCGCTGCTCAGCACCGGCGTACCGTCAACAAAAATGTTTGTGCCATCCAGCCCGCCGGCAAATTCCCCTTCGCCTAATGCGAACAGCATCTTCGCTCTGGCGATCGACTGAATGCTGTCCGGCGATTCTACCGGCGTGTGGCCGCCACCGCCGCCGCCTTTTCGCCCACGGATCATGTTCTGTGCCATATTTCGCCCATAAAAAAAGCCGCTATTGCGGCTGTCTGTTCAAACGGATGTCGTTATTGCTGGTCTTCGGTATAAATACCTGCGGAGATAATCGCCCCGCCAATTTCACGCGTGCCGTACAGCACGCCGACGGGGTTGCCCTGCGCCGTGGTGTTGACCGGCCCGCCAAAGGCATAGCTCGGTTTATTTTCCGGGCCTTGCCGCATGCGCAGCCCGCCCATTTGCGGGGAAAGCATTTGGACGACGCCGCCGAGGGCAAGAGAAGCGCCAACTAATGAAGCAGACCCCCATGCTCCAGCACTGGAAAACCCCGCCCCCATTCCAATAGCAGCACCTCCAGTGAAATATGCAGCAGTGGCAACCAGTGCCACCCCCAATATTGTTTGAAATAGCCCGGCTCTCTTACTGCCAATAACCACCGGAACAATATGAATATCATCGGTACCTTGGGTTAACTCCAACTCATCTTGGCTTACATTTCGCTTCCCAACAAATACAGAGAATGTTAATCCACGATTATGAGCTTCAAGCATGTAGCGTTCAAACCCTGGAAGTAAATTCCTCATTGCATCAATTGCTTTCGGAACCGTTATGGCTCGATACTTAAACTCTCTCCCAAACAGTTTAACCATCGGCCCGTGGAATTTAACCGTTCTTACTGAGACGTTAACGAAGGCCATAATCACTCCATAAAAAAACCCGCCTGTTCGCGGGTCAGTCGTACATTCATTAAACTACAAACACGAATTAATGTCTGAAATCACATCGTTCTTCCTGTTTGTAAGCTTACCCCACGGGGTTTCTGCGGCTTCACCTCTATAAATAACCTGACGGTGCATTCCTTTATCAAGAATATCAATATATCCACCTCCATTAATCAGAGCCAAAGAAACACCTCCTTCTCTGGCAGGCTTTTCTGTTGTTTCAATGCGCATACCATTAAACGTTCTCATATCCGATTTCTCAGCGATGCAAACGGATAAATTCTTTACATCCTTTTTAGATGTAAATTCAGCAGTAACCTTTTTTGTTAGTTCTGGATTTGCGCAACCTGTCAGCATCAGCAACGTAATGGGCAAGAGTATTTTTTTCATCAGTATTCCCTCTGTTATTTTTTTCATCTTAACAGAGAATTACATCATTTCTCTATGCCGCAACACCTTCACCGTTCGCTCTTTCCAATAACCGCCGTAAGGCACCCGCTGGCTGAGCATGCCGTACATATGGTGCAGCAACAGGCCATCTGCCAGCAGAATGCCGGCATGGTTGGCCACCGGCGCAGAAACCTGCATGATCGCCATGTCCCCCTGCTGCGGCGGGCCATCGAACTCGCGAAAGCCGCAGGCATGCCAGTTTTCCAGATAGCGGTTTTCACCCTGCTCCCACCACGGGTAATCAACGCGGTAATCCTGGAGCGTTATGCCGTGCTCCTGGCAGAAATAACTCATGATCAGCCCCCAACAGTCGGTATGCCCCAGCACGAACTGGCGGCCCACCAGCGGCAGTTCGCCGCGCGGCAAAATGGTGCGCAAATCCCCCTCCGGCCAGCTGGCTATCGCCCAGGGCAGCTCCATCGCGTCGCACTGCGCCTTGTCCAGTTCGCTTGGCTGCGTGGTGGCATCCGGATGACTGTGCACAATCATTGTGATCGTCCCCCACTCGGCGGCGGCCACGTAGTCTTCCGGCGCCAGATGAAACTGCTCGGTGGGGTTGTCCGCCAGGTTGCGACACGGGAAATAGCGCTCCACGCGGGACTTTTGCGCCACCACACCGCAGCATTCGCGCGGATACTCAGCCCTGGCGTGGGCCATAATGGCCGCCGCGGTTTTTTCTTTCATGCTCGCCCCCTACTGCCGGATCAACGCCGCGCCGGGGAAGCCGCCGAACGGCAGCGGCTCGTGCTCGCCAAAGCGTTTTTGGCAGTCGCTCAACAGCCCGCCGCAGCGATCCTGGCTCGGGTCATCCACCGGGTTGCCCTTGTCGTCAAAGTAACGGCTACCGGCGTAATCGCAGCCCTTGCCGGTGCGATAGCCGCCGCGCGAGCACCAGGTGCACAGGCTGTGGATTTGCCGGGTCGGGATGCGCAATCCCCGCAAGTCCGCCGGACTGGAGAGCTCGAACTCCACCGCTTCGTCGCTTTCCGTCGCCTTGCGATCGATGTAGAACACCTGCAGCTTTTCCTGCAGCGGATCGGCCGAAGGGTTCCCCTGCGGGAAGTTGCGGGCGTCAAGGTAGTGCACCAGCGTGTCGTGGATCCGCACCTTGGCCTGCGCCATGTCCTCAAACTGCAGGCAGAGCGCGCTGATCAGGCCATTGATATTGGCGACCGACAGCTTAGGCGCATTGCCCTGGCTGTCGGCGGAGATCTCCAGCCCTTCGACGCTAAACGGCCACGGGCCGTACTCCAGCCCCTGCCACCAGACCGATTTCGCCGGCAGTTTGCTTTCATCACCGCCGGCGGCGGCCAGCTCTTGCGGCGTAAACGGCAGAGTATCGCAATGAAAGCGCAGAATATCGGCGCCAAACCGGGTGCCGTCCACCTCAATCAGGCGGATGCGGTTGCCCGGCTCCAGCTTTTGCAAATCTGAATTCAGCATCATCTCCCCCGGTTAAACGTGGAAGGCCTCGGTAAACGTGGCCGTCAGTGAATAGTTGTCCCCGCCCATGGCGACCGGCTTATAGCCCTCGCAGCGGTACAGGCCGGGAACCTGAGTTGGTGGTGTCCATTGGAAGGACTTCACCCCGTGATGGTTTTCCAGAAAGACGATGATCGGCGTGATGTAGTCATACTTGCCGACAAAGGTCAGATCCCAGGAGCGCACGATCGGGTTAATGCCGTCGCCGGAGACCTGCGCATAGCCGTCGCCGAACTGCGCCTTTCTGACGCGAAAGCGCATATCGCCGGCGGCATTGACGCGCGCCGCAAATTCAAATGTCTGAATGCCCATTACATCCCCTTGATTGCTTTCCAAATCGGCTGGCCCGGCATCAGGTTACGGTTGATTACCTTTTGGCTTTCCTGCGCGGCGATATTGCCCATCCGTTTACCGAACTCGCCCCATCCCGGATCGGCCTGCGAACTGACGTTGCCGCCGTTCTCGATGGTGATGTAGACATTCGGCGCCGCCGCAGACTGCTGGCCGCCGCCGATCGCCCGCACGCCGAGCGAACCGTCCGCGCCGCGTTTGAGCGGCATAATGGCCTCCGGCCCGGCTTCGCCCATCAAGCCGGCGCCTCTGGCGAACGCGAACAACGTGGGATTGCTGACGATCTGGCCGCTGAATGCGCTCAGCGAAGGCGAGGCGTATACGCCGCCTTTGGCGTTGGGGACATAGCCTTGCCAACCGGTCGGCATGCCCATCGCGCCTGAACCGGCCGCGCCCGCGCCGGCGCTTGCAGCCCCGCCCAGCAAGCCGCTGCCGATATTCATAAAGGTGGAAAGAATGGTTCTGGTCAACAGCGCCTGCATCGCCAGATCGATCAGTTGCTGAATGATGGACTGCGTCATGGATGTCATCAAACCGAGCATGCTTTGCTTAAAGTTTTGCGTCCCGGTCAGCAGATCGAACATCATGCCGGAGGTCCGTTCCCGCGTCATGTCCACCAGCCCCAGCGCCATCTTGTGCACGCGGCTCTGCCCGCCGAACAGGCTCAGCGCCTGCTGATACTGAGCGTCCGACGATTCTTGCGTCGCCGCCTGCATCAGCTGTTCATAGCGCTGTTTATCCAGAAAGCCTTGCTGGTAGTAAGCCTGGTATTGCGCCTGCTGCTGCACCAGCTGGTTGTTAAGGCGAGCGACCGGATCCACATCACCGGCAATGTTCATACGCGGCGCGGCAAGCGCATCGGTTTCAGCCTTCAACCGCTGGCGCGTCGTTTCTTGCTGCTGCATCCGGCTGGCGGTGTGGTACTCGCGTTCGGTCAACAGCCGCCCGTCATACAACGCCTTCAGCTCCTTACCAACCTCCTGCTCTTTGCGCACCGCCGCCTGCCCTGGCGCGTATTGTTCAGCGAGCTGTTGCCGCTGCCGCTGATACTTCTCGGCGTTCAGCGCCAACGCACGCTGCACATCGGCCTGCCCGGCACCGGCCGCCTTGGCCGTTGACGCCAGCTTGGCCTGCGCACTTTGTTCATCCTGGGTGATTTTTTCGAGGCTGCTCAGATGCGCCTGCTCGATTTCCTGACGCAGTTGTTGGTACTGATCAAGAGCCTGCTGCTTGCCGTTATCGTTAAAAGTACGGCTAACAGGAGCGACACTTGCGTGAAGGCCCTTAGGCTTATCAGCTTTGGTCTCAACATGGCTGTCATTGCCATTTTGTGCATTAACGGCATTGCTTCGCTGAAGCCGGATCGCTTTCTCGCCCTCAATGATATCTTCCAACTGCGCTTGCAAGGCGTTCCGTTCTTTCCTCACCTCTTTTGGATCAGAGTAGAGGAATCCCAATATCCCTTTGCTTCGGCGCTCTAAGAGAGCAAGTCGGATATCGCTCCGATTCGCCAGTTGGTTCTCGATCTTGGCTTTTTCCTCACTGAGCGTCTTTAGCTGATCGTCGAAGGTATCAATTTTGACGGCGAGCTTTGCCTTGGAGAGCTTGCTGAGATCTTCGGCCGTCTCGACCGCCGCATCTTTCAATGCCAAAGCCGACTTACGGGCCAATTGGTTTTGCTCATGGAAGTACAGCATCGCCAATCCCGCCTGGATGGCGACACCGATCGGGCCGCCAAGCACACCCAGCGCGACATTGGCGACACGAGACGCCGCGCCGACGCCCGATGTCGCCTGAGCCGCCCCGCGCGCCGCCGCCGCCTGATCGCGCCAGGCCGCCGCGCTGTCATTCAGGCCGCCGGCCAGTTTCAGCATCTCCTCCGCGCGGCTGCTGCCTTCGCCGGAAGCGCTGCTCGCCTGGCGGGCCGCATCGTCCAACTGTTTCATCTGCGCCGTCGCGGCGACGGTGATGGACGCAAGTTCGGTGAGCGCCTGCCCATACTGGCGCGAGGTGGCGGCGAGGCCCTGCAGCGACAGCTCAACGCCGGCCAGCCCCGCCAGTTTCCCCGCCAGGCCGCCAAGCGTGCCGCCGATGCGTTGATACGACTCGTCGGTCTTCTTCGCGTCCTGCTGAGCCTGGCGGTTAAATTTGGCGGATTGTTCCCCGGCGGTACGGTAAGCCGCCGTCAGTTTGTTTTTAAAGTTGGTGTCATTCAGTTGCAACCCGACGACCAACTGTGCGGTATCAGCCATTTCCCAGCACTCGCATAACGTCAGCACACTGCATATCAATACTGCTTTGC